GTTGTTGATGGAAGCTTACTCGAATGGTTTAAAGAATCTCAAATGCAAAATCCTAAAGAACAAAGAGGATTTGATGGAAATTATTGGATTTGGGAATCTTGTGACTATACTAGAAATTACATGGTAGTAGCTGATGTTGCTAGAGGTGATGGTAGTGATTACTCTACTTTTCACGTATTAGACGTTGAAACAGTAACTCAAGTTGCAGAATATAGAGGTCAATTGACCCCTAAAGACTTTGGAAACATGCTAGTAGGTGTTGCAACAGAATATAACGATGCATTATTAGTTATTGAAAATGCAAGTGTAGGTTTTGGAGCAATACAGAGTGCTATTGATAGAGATTATAAAAACTTATATTATACATATAAACAAGATGGAGTTACAGATGCCACGACTCAGTTAACAAAGGGTTATGATCTAAAATCTAGAAGTCAAATGACACCAGGATTTACAACATCTAGCAAAACCAGACCACTTTTAATCTCTAAACTTGATATTTATTTAAGAGAAAAAGGGTGTGTAATTAGGTCAAAAAGATTACTAGAAGAGCTCAGAGTATTCGTGTGGAATGGAAGTAAAGCAGAAGCCCAAAGAGGATACAATGATGACCTAGTAATGGCATTTAGTATTGGTATGTGGGTTAGAGACACTGCATTAAAATTAAAACAACAAGGTATAGAACTGGATAAATTAGCAATAAATAGAATTGGAAAATCATCTGGCGGAATATACACTAATACAGGTTTAAATAAAAATCAATGGAGCCAAAAGATAAACGGCTCAGACGAAGATTTAACCTGGTTAATTAAATAGGTTATAGGGGAAAATTATGGCAGATAAAACATTTTTTGGAAGATTAAAAAAAGCATTTTCAACATCTACAGTCGTTAGAAAGGTTGGAGATAATAAATTAAAGGTGGTAGATCCATCTAGACTACAATCGTCTGGAAACTTAGCATCTAACTCATTAGTAGACAGATATAATAGATTACACACATCTGGAACAAATAGCAATAGCGTTTATAACCCAAGCAATGCATTTGCCCAAATGAGAATGGAACTGTTTTCAGAGTATGAGTCAATGGATAGCGATTCAATAATTTCTTCAGCATTAGATATATACTCTGATGAATCAACAATAAAAAACGAATTTGGAGATGTATTAAAAATCACAACCGGTAAAGAAGAGATAAAGGATATACTCAACAATTTATTTTACGATGTTTTAAATATTGAATTTAATTTATGGCCATGGATAAGAAATATGGTTAAATACGGCGATTTTTATTTAAAGATGGACATTTTAGAAAAGGTTGGTGTAACTGGTGTTCAACCAATATCGGTTTACGAAGTTGTAAGAGAAGAAGGAACAGATCCAACAAAACCAGAATATGTTAGATTTATGCATGACCCTACTTTTGGAGGACAAGGTTCAAATTACCATAAAACTGCAACGGCAAAAACTTACTTTGAAAACTATGAGATAGCTCATTTTAGAATGCTTAGTGATACAAACTTTTTGCCATACGGTAAATCTGTATTAGAAGGCGCTAGAAAAACATGGAAACAGCTTAGTCTTATGGAAGATGCCATGATGATTCATAGAATTATGAGAGCACCTGAAAAAAGGGTATTTAATATTGATATTGGAAATATACCACCAAGCGAAGTTGATAACTATATGCAACAAGTAGTAAACAGAATGAAAAAAACTCCATACATTGATCAAAATACTGGAGACTACAACCTTAAATTTAATCTTCAAAACATGATGGAAGACTTTTACTTGCCAACAAGAGGAGGAAACAGTGGTACTAGTATAGATTCATTAGGCGGAATGGAATGGACAGGTACAGAAGATATAGAATATCTTAAAAATAGAATGCTAGCAGCCCTTAGGGTTCCAAAAGCTTTTGTTGGATACGAAGAAGGAGTAGATGGAAAAGCAACCTTAGCAGCTATGGATGTTAGATTTGCAAGAACAATAGAAAGAATTCAAAGAATTGCTACTTCTGAATTAACAAAAATAGCACTTGTGCATCTATACACCCAAGGATATACTGATGAAGACTTAGTTGACTTTAAATTAGAGTTGACAAATCCATCAACAATATACGAACAAGAAAAAATAGAGCTTTGGTCTTCTAAAAACAGGTTAGCTGACGATATGAGAAGCGGTCAAATGCTTTCTGAAGATTGGGTATATGATAAAATATTTGGAATGTCTGACGAAGAAGTTAAACTTGAACGAGAAAAAGTTGTTGAAGACACTATACAAAAATATAGAAGAAGTATGATTGAAAACGAAGGAAAAGATCCTGCAAAAGAGCCTACTGTATCTGAAGAAGCAAAAGAAAAAAATAAACGAGATAGACTCAGAGCTTCAGGAGATACTAGAAAAACAAGAGGTGGAAAAACAGATGCAGACGTTGGAAGACCCGTAGAAGGAGACTACTATGGAACAGACAATGGAGCTAGAGGAAGAGATCCGCTTGGTAATGAAAAAATGAAGCGTGACGTTAAAAATAGAGATAGAGGAATTAAGCACAAGTATAAAGGTGGAAGCCCTTTAGCTAGAGAAATTGCAAATTCAATAGAATTATTTAAAAATAAACCATCTATATTAAAAGAAAGTACAGACTTGTTAGACGAGTCTAATTTAATAGATAGAGAGTTAACATAACAGGAATTTTAATATATTTATATATGAATATAAGTATGTACTGAAAAAGGAGACTTTTTGTGGGAAGAAAATTGAAACATTCAAAAATAAAGAATACAGGCGTATTGTTTGAACTACTAGTTAGGCAAATAACTACGGATACTCTTAATGGGGTAGAAAAATCTCCTGCTTTAACAATTGTAAAAGAATATTTTGGTAAAAAAACAACACTAAAAAAAGAGTTAGATTTGTATAATTCTTTAAATAAAGAAAAATTTAATATTACAGCAAAAGCTGAAAAATTTTTAGATTTAGTATTAAAGGAAAGATCAAAAATTTCTTCTACTGTTTTAAAAAGGCAAAAATATAATTTAATAAAAGAAATTGGAAAAAAATATCAATTAGAAACTTTTTTTAAAACAAAAATAAACAACTATAAACTAAACGCTTCAATTTATAATTTGTTTGAAACTATTTCTTCTAAAACTGTAAGTGATCCAAAGTCATTATTAACGTGTAGGGAAACTATAGTTGAAAATTCAATTTCAAAATCTCCTAAAACAACACAAGATAAGGTATTAAAAGAATACTCTAAACAAGACAAGTCTATGAGGCTTTTAAGTTACAGGGTACTTTTAGAAAAATTTAATAAAACATACGGAAAAAAACTAAACGAAAGCCAAAAATTATTACTTAAAAAATATATTAGCGGTCAAAATGCTAAACTTGTTGAACACATCAACAAAGAAGCAAAATCTTCAGTAAAAAAAATTAAAGGTTTTGCAAATAAAATAGATGATAAGATAACATCCATAAAATTAAAAGAAGTATCAAATCAACTACAAAGAATTGAAAAGTCTAACTTGGTTAATGAATCTTATTTAATAACTATGATGAATGTGTATGAGCTATTAGAGGAGTTAGGCCGTGTCAATTAGTAAAAAATTAAAAGAAATAATTGATGAAATACTTTGCGAAGATGGATGCAATGAGGTAGAAGAAGAAATAGAAGAGGTATCTACAACAGCTTCGGTTCCAGGCTATCAAACACCATATGCATTTACTGGAAAAAACGATAAAAAAAGAAAAGATAAAATAGCCACTAATAGTACAGGCTATTCTGTAGTTAAAGAGCTTTATGACCAAAATTATAAATCATTTAAGGGAGACGATACTAAAAACTCTAAGCAAAAAGTAAATGGTGCAATAAAGGAAATAAACGCTAGGTTGTATCAAATAGAAAGAATTATTAATAGAGCAACAAAGCTAAAAAATGAGGCGGGTGTATCAACAGATAAATTTTGGAAACCAACCCAGCCAAGAATAAATAAAATAGCTGAAAGGCTTTTAAAAGTATCAAAAAAATTAAGAGAGCTATCAGCTTAAACAAGTAAGGAGAAAAAAAATGTCACAATACGCATGGCCATCATTTAGAAATAGTATTAAAAACAAAAACTTTGTGTTTGAAGGTAAGGAATTCACAGGTTGGGATTTACCAATGCACGAACAAATTAGACTATTTAATATACAAGAGGCAAAAATTACAGAGGTTGCAAACTATGCAAACCTTCAACAACAGCAATCAGACACTAGTGTTAATACTGCCCCAGTAGCCAGTAAACAATTTCGTAAAAAAGCAAAAACAGGAACAGAAACGACAACAACTTTTCAGTTTGATGCAACTACAGATTGGACAGGTTCTGGAGCATTAACTCAATTAGGTACTCATAACTCTATTGACGGTCACTACATAGACTTCTATGTTTCTCAAGGAGGAGTTAGTGGAACACCAGATAGACCTAATCCAGGTCAAGCAAAAGTTAGACTAGCATTTTTAACGTCTTCTAACTTTACAGCTACGGCTTCAGACGGAGGAACAGCTGGATGTGATTACTTCTTAACTTGTTCTGTAGATTTATCTGTTCAAACAAATACAACAACATCTATATTAAATGAAATGGCTGACCAAATAAATACTTTATCTGGACCATTCTTTTCAGATACATCTTTTACTGAAACATCTATTTTTCCAGGAAACTTTTTTACAGCAACAGTAACTGCTAATGCTAACGATACTGTTGGTACAACTGCAACAATAGCAATTACAACAGACGAACCTGGAACAGTTAGAGGTGATTCTGCAATTAGTTTTAATTCAGCAACTGCTTCAGTAGTTTATGGAGACGAAGGAAGAGACTATTTGGTTGGTGTTGATGGAAAAAAATGGTCAACAGTTGAACTAACTAAAGGCGATTTTAAAAATGTAATGAGAATGGCTGGATCGGTAGACTAGGGAAAGATATGAACAAGCAACTTTTAATAGATTATACCCCTTTTGAGGTAAGTCCACAAATGATTAATGAGTCAGAAGCTAAAAATAATGGCCGAGTAATTGTTACTGGATGTTTACAAAGGGCAGAGGCTAAAAATCAAAATGGTAGGGTTTATCCTAAAGATATTTTGATGAGAGAGGTAAAAAACTATAAGGGTGTTCAAATAAAAGAAAGAAGAGCTTTAGGAGAGCTTGACCATCCTGAATCTTCTGTAGTTAATTTACAAAATGTATCTCATAACGTA